TCGAGTGTGATTTCAACAGGACAGAGCTAATTCGCATGATGCGTGAAGACGGATTTGGCGAGTTAAACTGGGAAGATCTTAAGTCACAGTTAAACAAGATCAACTACGAGTGTGTTGACAACACAACCAAATAAATTTTCAATTCACCTTGACATTCGGGCTGGATCGACTATAATTACAAGACATACAGAGGGCATTAATGATCGCAGAAAAAGCAAACTTCGGAAGGTATGGAAAAACCTTTCAAGAAGGACTTGTTCAGCTAATCTTTGAGGATAGACCGTTCGCGGATCAAATCACAGAGGTGTTGGACATTAACTTTTTAGAGCTTGAATATCTTCAAGTTTTTCTACGCAAGATTGTGACGTATAGAGCGAAATATAATACGCATCCATCCGTAGAAGCAATGGTTACGATTGTTCGCACTGAACTAGAGGGCGAAGATGAGGTTACACAAAAGCAAGTGCGCGAATATTTCGCACGCATCCACACTCGCGAGCTTCAAGATAATGATTACATTAAGGAAACATCGTTAGACTTCTGTCGCAAGCAGAACCTTAAAGAAGCGATGATGAAGTCTGTTGGGTTGCTTCAGACGTGCTCCTTCGATGAGATTTCTAAGGTCATCAACGACTCGCTTAAACTTGGATCCGAGAACAACTTCGGTTATGATTACATGGCTGATTTTGAGGAGAGGTTTAAGCCCAAGCACAGAAATCCAATCACAACTGGCTGGAAAGACATTGATGCGATTGTTGGTGGTGGCCTAGGCAAGAGCGAGTTGGGAGTTGTGATTGCTCCAACTGGCGCGGGCAAGAGTATGGTGCTTGTTCACCTAGGCGCCGCCGCACTGCGCGAGGGCAAGACTGTGGTTCAGTATACATTAGAACTACAGGACACAGTAATAGCGAATCGTTACGATAGCTGTATTACCGGCTATCCCCTCTCGGACATCAAGAATTTTAAACAAGAGATATACGAAGAGATTAAAGACTTTGAAGGCAATCTGATTATCAAGGAGTATCCTACGAAATCGGCATCTACTAACACAATTCGCGCCCACTTGTCGCGACTTGTGAAGCGAGGAATAAAGCCGGGAATGATCATAGTAGACTATGCTGATCTTCTTAAGCCAGTACAGGTGAGAAAGGAGAAGAGAAACGAACTTGAGTCTATTTATGAAGAGCTGCGCGCATTATCCACGGAGTTTCAATGCCCTATTTGGACAGCCTCACAAACAAACCGATCAGGACTAAGCGCAGAAGTAATCACCATGGAGCAGATTTCCGAGGCATTCAACAAATGCTTTGTAGCTGACTTCATTTTCTCTGTCTCTCGCACGATCGAGGACAAACAAAATAATCAAGGCAAAATTTTTATTGCTAAGAATAGGAACGGGCCCGATGGAATGGTGTATCCGATATTTATGGACACGTCAAATGTTAACATTAAGATATTACCCAAGCCCCCCGTCGCCAACACACAAGGACAAGTCCAGGTTGTTACTGCGCCTGTGGCTTTGGATCCGGCGGCACAAAAGAAGTTACTAGCAGATAAATATAACAAATTAAGAGGAAACCGCAAATGAGAACATTGGAGAATATTCGCAGATTTAGATTATCAGACACCTTTATCGAGCCTTACAAAGAAGCCGAGGTTCCATGGGGCCCCCTGGGGTATGTGACTTTTAAGCGCACATACGCTAGACGCTTGAATGAGTTCGATCCAGAAGCGACAGGTTCCGAAGAATGGTGGCAGACATGCCGCCGCGTCATTGAAGGGATGTTCAATATGCAAAAGCAGCACGTGTTTATGCTTGGTCTGGAGTGGAATGACAACAAAGCGCAGCGCACAGCAAAGGAAGCCTACGATCGCTTGTTCACTCTTAAATGGACACCTCCTGGCCGCGGCCTATGGATGATGGGTACTAAGTTTGTTGAAGAGCGCACAGCAGCCGGCTTGTTCAATTGTGCTTTTCGGTCTACTCGCGACCTCGCAACCAAGGGCGGTTATCTGTTTGCGTGGATGATGGATGCGCTGATGGTTGGTATTGGGGTCGGGTTTGATACGGAGGGCGAGAATTCGGTCACTATTAAAGAGCCACAATATACCAACGATACGCTAGTTATTGATGACTCTCGCGAAGGCTGGGTAGACTCAGTTCACACTCTTCTTGATGGATTCTTTTTTGGCTCTCGCGTTCCTAAGTTTGATTACTCAGCGATTCGCCCAGAAGGTGCTCCCATCCGAGGCTTCGGCGGTACATCAAGCGGCCACGGGCCCCTTAAGGAGCTTCATGAAAACCTCGCAGAATTATACACAGCTAAAGTTGGCGAGCCTATCACGTCCGTAGACATCGTAGATACAGAGAATTTAATTGGGCGTTGTGTCGTGGCTGGCAATGTTCGACGTTCTGCTGCGCTGGCTATGGGGGCTTATGATGATCGCCAGTATCTTGAAATGAAGAACGATCAAGAAAAGCTTTACCATCACCGATGGGGGTCAAACAACTCCTTCAACGCTGTGGTGGGCATGGACTATACTTGGCACGCAGAGCAGTCGCAGAAGAACGGAGAGCCAGGATACATTTGGCTGGATAATGCTCGTACACGTGGACGCTTTAAAGATGGTCCCCGCTTTGACGATATTAATGTTGCTGGCTTTAACCCTTGCGTTGAGCAGCAACTAGAGGATGCTGAGTTGTGCTGTCTGGTGGAAACATTCCCAGCGAAGCACGACGACTACGAAGATTACCTTAGAACGCTAAAGATTGCTTATCTTTATGGCAAGACCATCACGCTCTCTAATACGCATTGGCCCGAGACTAACGCAAAGATGCTCAAGAACCGACGCATTGGCCTGTCGCAATCTGGCGTTGTCCAGGCGTTCAATAAACACGGCAAGCGTCAAATGCTCAATTGGTGTGATAACGCATATGAATATGTGCGCCAGCTAGATGAAGAATATTCCAATTGGCTTTGTATTCCTAAGTCCATTCGAATGACGAGCATTAAACCTAGCGGTACCGTATCACTGCTTAACGGATCTACTCCGGGTATACACTTTCCCGAGGATGAGTATTATATTAGACGGATCAGGTTTGCAAAAGATTCAAAATTACTTAAAACTTTAGCTGAAGCAGGGTATAATATGGAAGATGATGAATACTCGCCTAATACCGTGTGTGTTGAGTTTCCTGTCCACGAGCCTTATTTCCAAAAAGGAAAGAGATCAGTCTCGATGTGGGAGCAGTTGGAGATGGCCGCGCAATATCAGCACTATTGGGCCGATAACTCGGTGTCTATTACGGTGACGTTTAAGCCCGACGAAGCTAGCCAGATCAAGGATGCGTTAGAGATGTACGAGACTAGACTTAAAGCAGTTTCTTTCCTTAAGTATGAAAAGACTGGCTACGTGCAGGCGCCTTATGAGCCCATTACCAAATCTAAATATAATAAACTGATTAAGAATATAACACCCATTCAGCGATTTGATGCCGCGGAGGGTGGTAGCGGAACTAAGTTCTGTACTAATGATAGCTGTACAATTTGAGGTGAGAAGTGAATTTTAATCATTTAATGGAGAATAAGATTCTCCATCGCCGCTGTAGAAAGGACGGCGGCGAATGTTATTGGGCTCCTACTGGAAACATTCGTGCGATGGTAGGTGGTCATGTTAATGTTAGCATGTACTGTAAGAAGTGTGAGACCCGCGAAGAAGTTTTTTTAAGCGAGACTCTCTACAAAAGACAACAAAAGATTTTAGAACAAGAGGTAGGAAATGTTTAAGCCAGTTAATAGGTATCTTCAAATAGAGCTGCCTAGACCTAAAGCAAAAACAACAAGCAGCTTAGTATTGCCAGAAGATTACAAGCCAGCCGAAGAAAGGCATATTACCGCGAAAGTGGTTGCTTATGCTCCCGATGTTAGGTTCAAGGATCAGTTGGTAATGTGCGGAGGAGGAGTATCTGTGATCGTTGATAAGTCAATGATCGAAGAAATTGCTATAAATAATAGTAAAATAAACGTTGTTCTTGATAATTATGTAGTGGGGATTATTAAATAAATGGGAACAACGCGCCATGCCAATAGACAAGAACTTTTACAATGAATCGTCAGCAGCCAAGCTTGGATGGGATCCAACTTGGTTTGGTGAAAAGTATTTTGACGACAAACTAACGAGAGCCATTAAGAAATGGCAAAAGGACAAGGGGCTTGTTGCCGATGGGCTTTGTGGGCCCGCGACCTTCCGTCGCTTGTGGACAGAAAGACAAGCTGACATTGATGATTACCAGCCTGAGAGCTGTCATTACTCAAACTACATTGTTTACCAGGGAAACTTTACTCCCATTGAGTGGGATAAGGTGGTGCTCTGGTCAGAGGAGGGCGGATTAGAAGCTAAGTCTGGTACATACTATGACTACTCTGGCCGCCCCAAGCGCAACATTCGCCTGTTTGTAAACCATTGGGACGTGTGCTTGTCATCCCGTTCTTGTCAGCGTGTGTTAGACAAGCGCGGGATATCGGTACACTTCCTAATTGACAACGACGGCACAATCTATCAGACACTGGACATGCAGCACGGCGGCTGGCACGCTGGCTCCGAGCGCGTGAACCGAGCATCAGTTGGTGTCGAGATCAGCAACGCATACTACACCAAGTATCAAGATTGGTATGAGAGAAACGGTTTCGGCCCCCGCCCCCTTGTTGATGATGCGTGGGTTCACGGCGTGAAGCTTAAGGAGCATATGGACTTCTACCCTGTTCAAATCGAAGCACTCAAGGCTCTCTGGAAGGCAATTCACAAAGCGACCGAGATCCCATACGAAGCCCCCAAGAGCCAGTTTGGCACTACCTCTACAAAGTATGAGCAAGATGTTAAGTATGGCAGCTTCTCTGGATTCATTAGTCACTATCACGTCAGCAAGAATAAGATTGATTGCGCTGGCTTGGACATCGTTAAGCTCCTTGAGCAAGTGAAGGACGATTGATACTAGAGTACGAAGACATCGTTGTTGGGAGTGACTTAAAGGCGACATTGTTCGCCTTCAATAATAATCTACCCATCATTTTTTCTCAGCCTCGCCGTCCTTTTCGATTCGACTTCCTTGAGCCGAATACAGATTTAGGGTGCGTTAAACTTACTAGGAGCCCCAGCCTAGAACTTACTAGAACTAATGGTGTTAAAGTTGTTGGTTCGAGGGCAGAACTTCTTTGGGAACGATTGATGTTTTTGCTCAATCTCGATGGCAAAGTTCCGCTAGCAAATCTCTGCTCGTCTATGAGATTTGATGGAGAGCATTTGATTTGCTCTAACGAGTATTCCAAAATAGCTACGTTAAACTTTCGCAATTGCTTTTATTTTGGCGATGACAATGTTTCTGGTCTTGTGAAAGAGAAAGAGCTTGCTAATCCGAGCTACACGTGTTATGATTGGATTGCGTTCAACAGCGGGGGCAAGCACGAAATCGATTACATGTGGGTGGGCGATGACTTTGTTAAGGAAATTTGGTTCTACTCATCGGATCGTATGTGCGGCAACTCTCCCGTCAAGGATGCGTGTGCTGTATCAACTCTGACGCAAGATCAGCTGTCGGAGTTTGACTACAGCGAAACTATGGCTAGATTCAAAATGATCTCCGAGATGGAGAAGAGAGGAATGAAAGGAAGGCAAAATGGCTACTCAACAAACGGAAACCCAAAACATTATAAATTTCGAACAACACCTATCAGACGAACAAAACGCAGAGATCCTGTGGAGATTACATCAAAAGACGATCGGGTATCGCTTCCGAAAATATCGACACGATCTCTTCTTGAGGTTCTTGAGGCGTCTTGTTCCTCCTACGATAGATTTCTAAGGTACTTGTAATGCCACAGCACATTCACATGGCCGGGATTATACCTGTTGCTGGTTTAGAAACCGACTTTGATCAACAATTACCAGAAGTTATGATGCCTGTTGACGCAGGCTTTACCGCTATTCAGAAGTCAGTTTACGAGTGTGCTATGGTTGGATGCCAGACGATATGGATTGTCGCCAACAATGATTTAGCGCCAATCATTAGAAACACTGTAGGGGAATGGATTTACGATCCGGTTTATTATGAAACAAAAACACTATTTCCATCGGAAAACCGAAAAGAAATACCTATTTATTATGTCCCTGTCCACCCTAACGATCGTGATAAGCGCGATTCCTATGGGTGGTCTATTCTTTACGGAGCATATAGCGCATGGTTAGTAGCAGCAAAAATATCAAAATGGGTATTGCCAGAAAAATATTACGTTTCTTTCCCGCTGTCGGCTTACGACTTGCCATCTCTGCGTTCTCATCGTATAGAAATAGCATCGAAGGACGCCAACTTCTTTGTTTCTTACGATGGTAAGACAGCTAAAGATGATCTGCCTATAGCATTCACATTCAATGGAGACGATTTTAAAGCATGCCGAAATCACATAAACCAAACAACCTCTCGGGAATATTTACCCCGTTCACCCGGCCAAACTTTCCCGGCGCACAAACTGCCATACGACGAGCGATGGTCA